AGCGATAAATGTTGGATCCATCTTAGAAAGAAGTCCAGCATATGATGCGGTTAAAAGAGCAGCAGACCAACTCAAAATCGCAATACGAATCAATTGTCCCAAAGCATTCTCCTTTTTCTTGTTATTTAGAATGTCCATTGTAGTACAATAACCTCCTAGTATTTAGAATCTGAACTTAAGTTTTGCTGCAACAGAGTTACTTGTAACTCCATTATTTGAATCATGAGAACCTTCAATAGAAATAACTTCCTTATAATCTATTGCTGCTGTAACACCATAAGAATTATCAGTGCCATAAGAACCATCAACAGAGATGCCAAAAACATCTTTCTTCTTGCCTCCAAATCTAGTTTCTAGTCTGAGACCTGCTTCACCAACATGTGTGGTCTCATTATATGCCTCAACACTTCTGGCAGACTGAACAGATCCAGTCTCAACATAAGCATCCCTCTTCACAGTTCTAACTGTATGTCCTATGAATGGTTTGAACCATCCAGAGTTGTTGGCATACAATCTGTTATGAACCCACCACTGTTGACCTTCTACTTTACCCCAGTTTCCAAACTGATACTCAAGTGTTCTTGCATAATCATATTTGTCTTGAGATGCACCAGCATTAGTTACTAGTGCTAGATCTCTACCATGGAAACTGTTGAATACACCTACATGCTGTCTCTTAAGGTGAGAAAGACTATCTACACCTTGCATTTCAGTATAGATGTCATTATAGTGTGCTCCAGCAGTCCATCCCTTTGTTAAATCATATTCAAATCCACCACCAAAAATAGTGGTAAATCCATCATAAGCATCAGCATTATAAGACTTCATCACTCTGCTATTCTCAAACAATCTAAATCTCTTTTTGTGATTTGTGATTGGTTCATGAATAAGGAACCCATTAGTAGTATCAGCAATGATATTAAGAACTTCCAGTTGATCAATACGACCAGAATAGTCAGCATACTGATGTGAAGTAGCAGACTGACTTGAAGAACTTGTGGTGACTACAGGTGTTCCATTTGTAACAACAGTAGAGTTGTCACTATAAGTATCAGTTGTGACTGGTGTGGTTGTGGTGGTCGTTACAGTTGTAGCAGTAACAGTTGTAGCAGCATCAAAGTTTAATGTTTGCTTTCCATCACTCTCAGAAGATGTGTGAGTAATAACAGTATTGGAAGTAAATGTAGGAGCAGCAACACTGGCAACCACATTATAAGTAAGAGCAGAGCTTACCAGTGTTGGTGGTGGAGGAGTTCCACCTGTCTCGTAAATGTCAAGAATACCATTAAGATTAGCGTCGCCAGAAAGAAGACCAGCGGAAAGAGTTACTGTACCTGTGCGAATAACTTGCGATGATGGATCCCAGTCCATCGTTGGTTGTGCGATTGGATTATAAGTAAACTGATAATCTCCAGCAGCAAGTCCAGTAAATGTAACACCCTGCCAAGTATAACTATCCATTCCATATAATCTGGCAGGATCGCCATAAGGAATAAGATTAGTTCCATCAGACTGGAAATAGTTTGTACCAGATATTAGTCCATCTGGTGTTGTATTTTGAAGAAGTGTCCAGTTGACGGTTGTTGGCGCAAAAGTAGTTCCATTGACGCCCTGTAAAGTCATAGAACCTTCCGTGAAGGTGGTTCCAGCGTGCCAAGAACCATACCAAAATGTAACTGTTCCACCGCTGGCACCAACGTATCCGATAGAGTTGGTATGTGATAATGCTGCTGTTGGACTTAATCCCAATGCAATGGCACTTGCAGCAGCAAGTACTTTTTTCGTAGACATAAAAATCCTCTGTACTTAGTGTTTACTAAACCAAGAAGTAAAGTGTTCACAAAGTCCAGAGGACTATGACTATCTTATTCAGATCAGAATTTTAGATATTTATTTTAACCTTTTTTCCAAGCTTCCCCTTCTGCCTTACGGCGGCGGGCAAGACCTGCTTCCACATTTGAACCAGGATTACGATAGAGATAAAGAGCATCAGGAACTAAGTCCCACTCCTTATTCTTCAGTCTCTTGGTAATCGTATTAAAATCTGACCCGCAAAAAAAAGCAGCGCCAAGATTATAAGCAAAGGAAAGTAATGCACCTCGTTTTCCATCTGACATCTCATTCCAATGAGGAATCTTTTGAAGCGCAGGAAGAAATTGACTTTTGCACTGACTAATCAGTAAATCATCTGCTTCTTGCTGGGTGATTGTATCACCAAGTTTAAATGCTGATCCATCTTTCTTGCGGGTAGAACCCCAACCAATTGTGATTGGAAGTCCGCCCGTGAGAGGGTCTGGATATGCCTTTAGGTGGCATCCTTCAAACTCTTTAATCAACTTGATGCCCATCATTGGAACACCATCACTACCTGCTACTGGAGCTGCAGCAGCGGCAGGGGCTGGTGCAGCACTAGTCTTTTTTCCGCGATAGATTTCTGCCCAATCAATGTTGTCCTCTAGGAACTTGACAGGTAGATTATCTTCTAACCATTGAACCGCTTTGATGTGGTTTGGGTTTCTTTCGTCGTAAAACTTGAAGAAGTTGTGTAAATCTATTCTAGCCATTGTTGTTCTCCTCAGTCAAAAATTCTACCCCAACCATCGTTGCCGCCTGGGCACCAGCGATGCTTGAGAACTGCTTTGGTGTAAATGGTTTTCTTACCATTTGTCACAGGGCCTGTATAGTTATCATTGAGAGAACCATAAGGATCATTGATGTAATAACCCTTTTCATCTGGAGTCTTACCAATTACTACACACATGTGACCGCCAGTAGGATTAGATAAAGAACCCCTGTGGAGAATGCCAATAACAACAGGCTTCCCAGCATCAAGGCTCTTATCAATATCAGCAAAGGAAAGATTGTAGCTAAAATGAGACTTAACTCCATAAGCTGCGAGAACTTTCGTTTGAACCGCGTGGTCAGTCGTGTCCCCAATCTCAAATACTTTCTTAACGTATTCGTCGTCGCCTTTAATGCTTCCTGGCTTGAGGAATGAAAGGCACATAGCGCACGACGAACTGTTACAAGTTCTATGTGCATCTCTGTAGTTGTCTACTTGATTGTAGTAAGGAACAGCAAGAACTTCTGGAGTTGGTGGTTTTGTTCTAAAAATTCCAATCCAATCGGATTCAGAATCATCCATGAATTGTGCAGGTAGGTTATCTTCTAACCATTGAACTGCGGCTACATGGTTCGCATTATTCTCATCATAATACTTAAAAAAGTTATGAAGGTCTAAGGTCATCGATATCTAATCAGCACTAAGATATTTATATTTTAATGTACTGTTATGTTAATGCGAGAATATCTTAAATCAGAAGAAGTACTATAATTAGTTTTTCCATTTGGTAAACTATTAAAACTTAAACTCCACCTTTCATCAGTGTGATTATTTTTTGTACCGTGATGTAACCAACTTGGAAATATTAAGAGCAATCCTTTTTTCGGTGCATGGCAAAAATGTAGGGTTTCCAAATCATTTTGCACCATTATCTGACTTAATCTCTTATCTACTGGATCTTTAAAACATATATCACCACCTTCACCAAAATAAAAAACTCCACTTAAATATGCATTTGGATGGTAATGTACTGGATGATGTCCATCTTTTAATGTTTTATTAACCCACATCTGGGTTAAAGAAAATTTTTCGGCATCAAAATTATACCACCCTCTAATTTCCTCCAAACACGATTCAAAATAAGTTACCAATTTTTCGTATCTTGAATCTTTATGCAATTGTTCATTGTTTGTTTGTTGAATGATTCCATCATCATTCATAATTTCGGTTTTTATATTTTCGTAAATATCATCCACTAATTGTTCAGCATCTTCTATTCCAGATTCAAATATATTAAAAACAAAAACTGGTGTATGAAATATCCCATGTAATTGATGATGCATACTATAAAACTGCAAAACACTTTCTATATATCATATTGCATATTCATCAATCTTGTCTAAGACTTTATTAAGATATTGATGGGCAAGATATTTTGGATCATAACCAGATTTATTCATCCAATCTTTATCCAAATCTCTTTTAATTTTAAGAACTTCACATTTAATAATATCTTTTGTAAGTTGTCCTCTTGGCATGATCATAAAAAAAAGCTCAGCTGTATTTAGCTGAGCCTTATATCACCAAATTCCAGGAATTAATTGTCCTGTTGTT